CAGCAACAAATTGAGTTGGATTTGTTTGAGCAACTATAGGTGTAGCGTCAGTAGCGGCAGATAATAAAGCATTTATATCTGCTCCTGTATTATCGTAGAAAGTATTAGTTCTTAAATACTTTAATTTATTTTTATTTATATCAAATACAAAATTATCAATACTATCTTTTCTGCTGATAATAGAAACATTTGCAGCATTCCCAGGAATAAATCCTCCTCCTTGTAATCCCGCTATTTGATTATAAAGCGATACAACTGGATTATTAGTGCTTGATGAAAGCTGAATGTTTGGATAAATTTTTGTTGGAGACGTAAAAGTGCCATCAGTCCATCTAAATTCATTAGTAATAAACTGACCTGCATCTGCGTTACTTGTCACAGCAACACTAACAATTGTTATTGTTTGAGCGTCAGGGCAAGAAGTAGTCAAATCAATTACACTTGCAACAGAGCTGTCTTGAGTTACTGCTATTTCAACAGTATCAGTATTTACATCGTTTTTATTAAAAGATAAAGTTCCACTATCATATACTGTTCCTGTAGTGTGAGCTACTCCATTATACGTGGCTGTTATGGTATAGCCAGTTGTTGAAGTGTCACTTTCTGAAACTATTTCATCAGAAACATCTTCAGTCACTACATTATTGTTTAATTCGCTAACTACTTCAGTAAATCCTCCTACTGGAATAATAAAATCTATGTCTACTATTCCTAATAAATCACCAACATTTACACAATAGGTAAAAGTAGTAGCTGGATTTATTGTAATGTTTTTTGTTGAATTACAGTCCATACATTCTACAACTGGTTGTGGCAATTGAACATTAGAGTGTAAAACATACTCATTCATATAAGGGTCAAACCCTCCTAATTTTTGAGTGTTAAATGTGTCAATAAAAAGGTCTCTAAACCATGAACGCATCCCCGCTTCTGATATAACCTGAAGCTGCTCATCCCTTCCAGCCATGCCTACTAGGTTTATTACAGCTCCTCTTTTAGCGTCAGTAAAATATTTATTAGGACCCCAAGCCGCAAAGCTCTCAGGATTATTACTAATACCATACTCTTCTATCCTGGCTAATTGCTGGCCTAATACCTCCGGCACTGATGTTACTACACCACCTCCTGTGGAATCACTTAAAAGGTTTTTACCCGCTAATACATAGGATATTTTATCTTCTTGAAGTGTAAGTATGTCTGTTTTTCTACCATACAATAGCTGAATAGGTCCATAAGAGTCTTCTAATGGCTTAAAATTAAGAAGCCCTAAGTTGAACTCATTTAATTTATTTACGTTGGTCTCATCGTTATATACTCCACTATATGTTAAATCAGCAAATCTATTTGCTTCTTTATAATCCAAATTAGAAGTAGATGTTACTCTTTCTCCTATGTTTTTGGTTTTCCCTACAATTGAATCTAATATCTTATAACTCTCTACTCCGTTTCCAAATGAAAAACAATCAGAAAACTCTGTATTAATAATTGCTGGTAGGCTTGAGGTTTGTGTTTGTACATTTCCAGAATGCATTCCGTCTGCACTTATAGGAAAAGATAAGTGGTTTTCATACCATACATTAGGAAGCGCATCTGTCGGTTGTGTTTCAAATACCACAATAGAATCAACTCTATATATTTGAATATCAGTAGTAACATTTGACCGTCTTTTGTTAGATAATATACCGCTGCACCGAACAGTACCCGTTATTAATAATGATAGTTCATTAGTAACGCTGTCTCTAAAAAACTTATAGTAGTTTGTTCCTTCCGAAGTGGATATGTCTGTTTTAGTTGTGGCTGTAGCAGGCTCATAAACATTTAATATAGTGCCTCCTCCTCCAACTTCTGTTATTGCATCATTTAATACTACCTCTACATTATCTCCATTCCACCACTCCTGCATATTGTCGTATGTAGTAGAAGATACAAGCTCTACATTAAGCTCACTAATTCTTCTTTCGCACTTAGAATCTCCTTTCCCAACGCCTAACCTTTCTTGTCTTATAGACATTACAATACGACTTCCAGCAGGAACATCGTAATCAGTGTAAGTTGTGGCAGGGCTCACAGGAGCAGTATTCATTGGATAGTCTAATATCGGAAAACGATTTGCTCTATTTTCTGTTTTAGTCTTAGAACCCGGCGTTATAATATCATCCTCCTCTCTAACTGTAGAAAAGTTATTAGGATTAATTTTCATGTAAGTTCCAGAAGGAGACAAAATCGGGGCTCCAGCTGAATCGGTTAAAAAATCAGCAGTTTTTACTTCTTTTTCTAACACGGTAGCTTCAACGCACCTTACTATCGCTCCATTGCTATCAGACTTAACAAAATATCTATCACCCTCTTCTACTTTATTAGCGTTCTCTCCCTCTAATAAAAAATAAGTTGCATTGCTCCCTGGGTCTTGATAATATATACTAGAATAAATAGTATCGTATGTGCTTTCAGTAGGTTTTAAAACAAACTTATATCTGGTAGCCCAGCTAGGTGCTAACTGTTGAGTTGGTATTGTAACCTGTAATTCATTTTTGTTTATAGAGTTGGCGCAAGGCACTTGTATAGTATTGTTTGGACTTACAAGGGCTGTAGAGGCTCTGTTAAAATTATCCATATACACTATACCAACTTCATATCCTCTATTACTATGAAGACTTCTTGCGGTATCAGTGTTTCTGAAGTTAGCAGTGGCACTAATTACTTCATAAAACTCATAAGCATTATTAGCTCCATCTACATAATTCATAGAAACAATCTGTAAACCAACAGTATTGCTTGCGGGAGATGATATTATAGCAATAGGCTCTCCTGTATTGTTTATACCACTTGCTGTTTTAGTATATGTTCCGAGTGTTGAGGGGAGCGCACAATTAACCTGGTCAGTTAAAGTTGCTCCATTACAAGCGTCAGTTACAGTTTGTATGTTTGCAATTGTTCCTACTCTTTCAATAAAGTCAGTGCTAGTTGCTAAAGAATATGCATTAGGAAAATATGTAGGTAAAGAATATTCAAATATTATATCAATATTAGTAGTTGTAGCCCCAGGAGTTGTTCCTGTAAACTGGCTATGCACAAGTGTAAAGTCTAAAGTTATACTAGAGCCAGCCGTAAGCTCTAACGTAGTGCCATCTTGATTAGATAAATCAAAATATACTATAGAATTGTTTATATTAGATGGCGTCGGACCGATAGAATAGTATCCTGGGCCAGTAGAATCTATTATTTCAGATGTAGCAATTGTAGTGCTGTTTAAACTAGCAAAGTACTCTAATCTTAAATCTTGATTAAACTTATCTTTTAAATTATACCCTTCTTTATAATTACCATAAACAAGTCTATTGCCCATAACCGTTTGAGCTTTAGCAAGTCTAGGAACATTATCGTACAGTCTTAATATTTCCGAATCTGGTAAAAGAGTAAATATTTTTCTATCATCAAAAGTATAAGTATAATTAGTATTGTCGGAATACCCCAAATTAGACTTGTCAAGAAACTCTATAACCTTAATATTATTAGTTGTAGATTCTTTAAATAAAAGCTCTACTCCTGTAACTAAAGAACTCCCTGTATTAAATGTAATAATAGCTGCGTTCTTGGTATTTTTCATACCTTCATTTAAATAGCTATTGTAGCTAAAATTAAATGAGTTTGGTGTAAACGCCTCCTCACTAAATTGTGAAGTAGCAGAATATTGATTGTCATTATATCTATATCTATATCCAAAAGATATAAACCGCTCTTCCAGAAAATCATCTTGTTGCCCTTGAAGGTTAAGCGTTTGAATAGAAGGAGCTTCAATAGGTGGTCTTTTAATTACCAGTAGTGAGTCCGAAGTAAATCCATCAAAATATGATGGAGCTGTTCCAGGAGCTATATAGCTTCTGTTTATGTTAATGTATCTAGGTGGATTATAGTTATCTGTAAAAAACAATAAATCATTCACTAGATTTATTCCTGTAATTAAATCATAAGGACTAAAGTTTAATGTAGTATTTAAATTAGTGCCGTCATTTGCGCTAACAACATTATAAACAGTATTGGCACTATTTGTATTGTAGGAAACTATTAAGTCTAATTTATTTGTAGGACTAGAGGTAAATGCTGGGTCGTGCACAAACCAATAGATGGTTTCGTTAGCTCCATCTTCAAAAGCCCCAATACATCTAGCATTGTTACTCAATTCAATACTGTCAAAAATTAATGTTGTAAGAATAGTGTTACCCTTAGAGTTCTCTACTGAGCCTACTTCTGACCCTTCTGTAGAGCCTAGCCTTACATTTAATGCATCAACATATTCACCGTTTGGTAAGAGCCTTTCATCAAGGCTTTTATTCATTCGGCCAGCTATAAAATTTCTTTGAATGTTTGCCATCTTATTTAATCCACTTATTCTGTCCTCGTAGATTCATTAATAATCTGCCGGGGTGAATATTGCTTAATCTAATTTTTGCGTTTCTAAGTAGAGCTGTCTTTCTTTTTCTGGCTCTATTAATAACATATTCTTGAACATTAAATTTACTATTTAAAATAGCATACTCAATGTAAGCATAAACATAATCTTCAAAAAGTTTGTTAACGGAAACTTGAGAGTCGTCTCCGCCTTCCATTCCGTCAGATATATATTCTAATATACAGTTTTCATTAAGCATTGTAGAATCAAAATTTATAACCCCTGCCTTTTTGTCTATTCTAAAAGTAGGATTTACATTTGCTGTTTCAGTATTTAAACCATAACGAGCTCCAATAGAATAATCTGAATAAAAATCAGAAGCATTATCATCTTCAACTTGGTCTACAGCATTGTTTTGGTTTAAATAGATACTATTTTGCTGACCATTTTTTCTTTCAGTGTCTAAAGTAGAGTCATCAGTTATTACCGTGCCATCGGCATTAAATGTTAACGTGCCTCCAGCTCCTTGCAAATAAGATTGAGCGGAGTTTACCTGAATATTCTCATTTAAAGGTCTAAGCCATCCGTCTTTGTATAATGAAATACGAATCCAGTTTATATAATCATTAGGCAATACAAAAGTAAGATTATCAAATACAGTGAGCTCTAATGCTTTTACCTCCATAAATGCATCATAATTAAGCTCTTGAATACCACGCTTTGCATGAAACAATATCTTAAACCTTTCCTCGTTATTAACTAAAGAATGATTTCCAGAATACATTAACTGAAAATTGTTTACTATATCTTCCAAGCTTACATATTGATAAGACCCCCAATTTTTATTGGCGGGAGCCGCTCCTCCGTTTTCATAATACTGATATTGTGATAAATATGCCATTTTATTGTTCTTGGTTTTCTGATTGTTCTAAAGCTTGACCAAACTGTACGGTTGATATTTCTCTAATAGACATACCTGCGTATTGTAAAATTCTAGAAACTAAATTATTAACATCATCTGGAGGCAGCTCAAAATCTTGATAGTCTGATTGAGACTGGTCAAATATAGGCTCCCCTCCTGTTAAAGACACATAGGTCCATTTAGGGTCTTTAGGGTATCTTATGTACTGAGATACTACTCTACCTATTTTGTTTACAGAATCAGGGTATAGGGTCAATATGCTACCCTCTTGA